ACGGTCGTGTTGATGTAGTTCGCGGTGGTCTTGATTACCGGGATCAGTTTCTCGGCGATCGGTTGCACCACTTCGGCCTTGATAGTTCGCCCCAGCTGTGAGAGGGAGCTCTCCAGCGTGTCGTATGCGGCGCTGTCCATTTGTGCCATAGCGTCGGCGGTGCTGTCGATTGCGCCCTGCGTATCCATGAGGGAGGCCACGGTGTCCACGCCCAGATCCTCCCACATAGTACCGAACAGGCCGACGCCGATCGCGTACTGCTCGGTGGCGTCGTCGCAGTTCTGGAGAGCTTTCATAACGTCGCCGATCGCTCCCTGAGCCTCTGGCCCGCCTTTATTGAAGCGTCCGATCACGTCGTCCACGTCGAGGCCCAGCTTTTCGAGGTATTCGTTCGCGGTGCCGTCGCTCATTCTGATATTGAACTCTTTCACCGCGTCGCCGAGCTTATCAATGCTCCATGTGCCGGACTCTGCGCCGTTTGCCAGCATGTTGAACATGTCGTCGGCACTGTACCCGGCGTTCTTAAATTGGACGCTGTACTCGTTGATTGTGTCCAGCAGGTCGTCGTTCTGGTTGAGTCCCTTCTGCGCACCTTGCACCACGAGGTTGAAGGCTTGGTCGGAGCTTATGCCGAACTGATCCATGAGGCTGTTCACGGCCCGCATACTTTCCGTAACGTCGAAGCCGAACACGTCCTCCAGCGCGATCGCGCTCTTGGTGACTTTCGCCAGCGAGGCGTTGTCGAGGTCGTCCGTCATTTGGATCACGGTGCCGAGCTTTTCGGACACGTCGCCGAGGCTCTCGCCGTAGTTGGCGTTGTAAACCTCGTACATAACGTCCTTGAAGCCTTCCATTTCGGTGCCCGTGGCTCCAGTTCTGGCTTCCAACATACCCAGAGCGCTGTCCCCTTCGGTCGCCAGTTCCTTGAAGGCTTCCACCGCCTTCTCGATCGCGTCGGTGGCAAGGTTGGCAATAACATTTTTTAGCACCGTGTAGCCTTCGCTGGAGTCCTCAGCCTGCTGCCCGGCGTCCTCCAGAGAGTCGCCGAGGCGGTCGGCCGCCTGCTCTGCGTCGTTTAGCCGTTGCCGGTTTTCGTTTAGATCCCCGGATAGCCGATTGATCTCACCGGCGAGCCGCTGGGCTTCGTCTGAGTTTTCCCCTTGCTCCAGCACCACGTTGGCGTATGCTCTGCGCAGCGCTGCGAGGTCGCTCTCTTGCGCGGTGATTTGCCTTTGCAGCCGGTCGTATGAGTCGGCGGTTTCGTCTTGGCTTTCTGCGAGCTGTTCGGCCGCCCTTTGCGCGGCTTCGAGGGTGTCCCGGTTTTCCTCCAGTTCGTCGGATAGGTCTTGGATCCGTTCAGCGAGCTGCCGGGCCTCGTCGCTGCCTTCTTGCCCGCTCACGATATAATCGGCGTAGCCGCGTTGCAGGCTTCTGAGGACGGACTCTTGCGCCCCGATTTCGTCGGCCAGCCTTGCGGCTGCACCCGCAGACTCCAGCGTCTCTTGGCTCATTTCCTCCAGCCGGTCAACGGCCTGCCGGATCGCCTGCTGTAAAGAAGGACTGAGGGTACCGGCGATTTCGATTGTAGATTGTAAAGTTCTGCCCGCCACGCTCTCACCTCCGTTTCACATGCTTGGGCCTCCGGTTTATTGGCGGCCGGTTCTTTTCTGCGCGTTTTCGTTCCTCCGCGAGATCCTCGGCCGCCTCCGCATATTCCAGAATAAAGTCGGTTACTCTTTTTCTTTCGAGGTCTGAGGTGCTGGTGTGGTAGACTCTGGCGTAGTCTCGGTAGGCTCGCCGGAGTCGCTTTGCGGTTGTTCCTGCTCCGACGCGAGCATAAAATTTCGGCCGATCGCCATTACCTCCACAATGTCGCGCCCCTTGATCCTCTCCACGTCGGAGAAGTCATAGGAGGGGTTCACGGCCACGATCGCAGCGAAGCCGAGGTACAAGTGAAGGCCGAAGTCGAACTCGGCCGCCGGGGTGATCGAGGTGTTTTTCATGCCTGCGGCCGTTTTTCTTTTGGACTCAGCCGTGGCGAAAAGGATACCGTCGATTTCGTTCGAGTCGTAGGTTACTTCTTTGACTTCCTTCCCGTCGATTTTGATCGGGTTTTTCAGGGCCAGTTTGCCCTTAAAGGGGTTTTTCTTTTCTTCCTTCATGTCGTTGGACTCCTTTCAATAAACAAGGCCCGCCAGTGAAAAGTCCGGCGGGCCCGTTGTTATTTGATTAAAGCAGATTGTCGATCGGTGTCATGTAGTCCTTGCCGTTAATGCGGAGGATCTGGCTGAGTCTGTCCACGCACATGTACTCGACGCCGTTCGCGTAAATCTGCTGGCGCGTTATGTTGTAGGTGATTTCGGCCTCGGTTGCCGATCCCACCTCTACGCTGATTTCCGGGATATTGCTCGGAAGCGTTCGCACAAACGCCTTGCAGCCTTCTGTGGTCTGCGAGCCGTCCGATCTTATGACGCTCTGCACCCAGCGGAACTCAAGGTTCTGCCTTTCGAGTCTGCTCATGCGGCTGAGGCCCATGTCAACGCCGATCTTTGTGATTGAGAGCTCCATGTTTTCCAGTATGCCGATCAGCGGCACGGTCATGGTGCCCATGGAGTTGACGTCGGCTGTCAAGAACTCAATGCCGGACAGCGTAAAGGCTACGTCTTTAGCCACCAGAACGCCGTCGGCGTACACGGTGTCAGCTACCACCGGCCCCTTAATGTCTAACCATTTTCCCATTTTTATGCACCTCCTTACTCATTACCGAAAAACGCGGCGAAGCCCTCGTCGGTGTAGCATACGCGGGCGGTGCCGGATTTGAACGGCGGCGTATTGGTTACGGCGAAGTCCCACACGAAGTCGCCGTTCATCATGTCGCTAACGGGGTTCTGGCTTTCTAAAAACTCCACGGTCGGAGTGCCGATCAGGGCACCGATCCCGCAGAGCGTGTCGAGCTTCTGCTTTTCGTAGTTCAGGATCGAGTCCTTTTCCTGCGGCGTCATAGGGCTGTCAATCTCGGTACCGTGATCCAGCTGGAAGCTGTTCGTGATGTGCTCCAGCATACGGATATTTACGTCGAAAATAGCCCTTGCGTCCATGCTGCCGTTGTACTCGAAGGCCGCAGTATGAGGCCCCCAGAGTACCCAGAGCCCGCCCCAGAAGCAAGCCGTCGTGATCCCTTTTTCGTTCAGGGTGTTGGCCGTCTGCTGGTCGAAGCCTTTACTCTTGGAGCCCTCGCCGAAGTATTGAGCGGTTGCCATGATCTCCTTGTTGGACGGGGACTCGAAGGGGATCCCGTCGTGGCTCAGGTCAACACGCAGCATAGTGGCAGCGCCGACGGTGGAGAGGTGGAAGGCGCGGCCGCTGCCGTCCTTTATCTGCGGCCAGTAGATTTTGCTCCGCTCGCTGTTGTAGCCGTGATCCTCGGCCCACTTCTTTGCCTTGTCGATCGTGTCGATCTTCTCGGTTTTTCCGCCCTTGATTTCCTCCAGAGGAATGTCCGCATGAATGAAGCCGTCCCAGTGGCCGTTGAGCTTTTGGACGGTGCTCACCATAGCCCGGTACACTTCGGGGCAGTGGCTCCAGCCCGGAGCTGCCAGCGTGTTGAGTACGGCGTTAAAATTGGTGTAGAGCAGCGCCATGGAGCAGAGGCCGGAGTATTGCCCGTCGGCGGTCTGCTGGCCGATAATATCGGCAGGCACTACGGCCGAGGCGTCCACGGTGTTGAATGTGCAGTTGACATTTTCCGAGGCGGGCGTTTTGAGGAACTGCACGACGACGGCCCCCTTCGCGTAGTTATAGCCCAGAGTGTAGTCCACGCCCTCGGCCATATCCTCGATCGCGAAGGTGTCCAGAATAATGTCGGAGCTCTCAAACTCTGCCCGATCGTTCTTGACGGTCAACGTCTTGGTGGTCTTTTCGGTGTCTCTGTGGGCGTCAGGATCGAGCACGTTCACGACGTAGATCGGGCCCACGTTTTCCACGGTGTTGTCGAAGTGCTCCGCGAACGCTTCGCAGAGCGTGAAGTCGGCCCAGTTGGCCGCATAGCCGAGTTTGGTCTGTACCTCGCCCATGTTCTGAATTTTGATCGGCATATTGACGAGATCGTTCTCGGCATAGCCCCGGATCAGGTTCACCGGTGCGGTGCCGATATAGGCAAGCACGGCGTCGGTCTGTTTGGCCGAGGCTGTTCTGCTGGCGAGGATCTCGCCGTATGCGCCATGTATATATGCCATAGTTTTGCCTCCTTGTTATAAAAGATTTTCGTATTCTCGCGGCGTTCTTGCCACGACTCCGGCCTCCAGCGTGAAGGAGATCCAGTTGTGCCAGTAGGGGTAATAGTCCCAGATATTGCCGTCCTCGGTGAACAGCCCGAACTTGATCCCCTGCTCCTTCACAAGCCGGTGGCCTTCTATAAATTCCGCGTTTTCAATTTCGCGCAGCACAAGATCGGCAAAGTTGAGAGAGTCCCGCCAGCCGTCCATATTGCGCTTGTATGTTTTCGCGGCTTCACCCGTCAGCCGGTAGTAGGAATACCCGCCGACGGCCGCCTCATTCTTGCGGGGGTGAAAAATCTCCCCACCGTGTTCTCCGGGGTTCCAGCAGGCGAGGCAGAGCCGGATCTGGAGCCTGCGCTGCCGTTTGAGCAGGTCGTCGCTGCCCTCAGTCAGCTGCACGCAGACAGAAGGGATCGGGGCCCGCACGTTCGGCGGGAGCCGGTCTTTCCCCGGCGTATAAAGAGGGAAGGCGGCAGGCTTCACATACTCCACGCCGTACTCCTTGTCGTTCTTGAAGTCGTCCGGGAGTTTGAGCTCGATCTGGCTGCACACGTTATCGTTCAGCCATGCCACCACCTTGTCAATGCTTTCCACCAGTAACATGCTGCACCTCCTAACTGGTTCTGTTTTGGCGTAGCGCCACCTCAATGAGCCCCATGTCGGTGCCGGAGGTCGCCACGATCAGCTCCCTGCCGTCCACGTTCAGGAGTCGGCCCGGCTCCATATCGGCCGGAAAGTCGGACTCCTTACCCATGAGCAGCAGGTCAGCCTCCACAAGTCCGAGGATCTGGCCTTGTTTGAGCTTTACCAGTTGATCGTTGTCCACCACGACGGGGATCTCTTTCCCCTCTATGCGGTGAAGTTCTGCGAACTCGTCCGTGTTGAGGAATACGGCGTCAAGATCCTGCTGGATCTGTTCTTTGAAGTTCACCGGGTTACTCCTTCGCCACTTCGGCGGGCTCTGCTTCGGGCTCGTCGCTGGCCTTGGCCTTTGCGGCTTCGATCAGTTCGATCACTTCCTTTTTGCTCCGGCACTTGCTGGCGTCTACGCCATACGCTGCAGCAGCCTTGCGGAGCTCGGCCATTTTCATGTTGCTGAGGGCTTTTTCCTCTGCGGTTTCCTCCACATAGACAGCGACGCCAGCCTTTACAAGCTCAGCCTCGCGGTCGGCAGGAAGGGAGAACGGGGCCGAGTGCTTCGTCATAGCTTCCACGACTCCGTTCACTTTCAGCCCGTAGGTGCCTTTCGTCATTTTAATCATGCTTTTACCTCCTTACTCCGGATCGGCAGCGTCAAGCTCCGGCGGGTTGTCGTCCTCGTCGTCAGGCTCCACCTCGTCGCCGGGCGTTACCTCCACGGCCGCGATCGCCGCGATCAGGTCAGCCTTTTTCTTGCCCTTCGGTGTCACTCCCATGTCGGCCGCGAGCTTTTTCAGCTGGTTGTAGTCCCAGCTCTCCAGCTCGGCCGCGTCGAGGTGCCCCGTAGTTTCGGCCGGTTTCTGCGGATCCTGATCTTCGGTTTCCTCCGGTTCCTGCTGTGCCTCCGGTGTTTTTGCCGTTACATAGGCGGCCACGCCCAGACGAACGAGCCGGTCGGCCTGAGCGTCGTCGCACTCGAAGGGGCCGTCCTCCGGCATTTTGAGTGTGTGGCGTTTTGTGCCGTGCGCGTCCGTGTAGGCAATACCGCAGCCGCCGCGGGTTACTCTAATTTTCTTCATGGTTTCCGCTCCTTTCTGCCGGTTGGCTTATTCGCTCACCACTGTGGCGGTGATAAACGGGTTCTCGTTGTTAGGCATACACAACGGTGCAGAGCTCAGAGTCAGCTCGCGGACGTTGTGCTTCGCGTCGCTGAGATACTTCGGCACGTCCACGCCGGTGTAGGTGTGGAACTCGCCGTCGGACTGCTCCACCTGAGTGATCGCGCCGTAAACGGTACGGCCAGCAGCAGGAGCGCCCACCGCGATCTTGCCCTTCGGGATAAAAGGTTTCACGGTGCCGTCCACTTCGGTGTAGGTGTCCTCGTAGCTCAAAACGTCCACCATGTGTCCCTTGACGTTCAGGCGGCAGATCTTGGTCGCGCCGGTCGGGAGCGTTTCAGGATCCACGCCGCCGATCTGATAGTTGCGGTTGTCGAGCAGTTTCAGGATCCACTCGTTCGCCAGAATAATGTCGGCCACGTCAGGAGCCACGAGCACGTCGCTGGCAGGCAGGCCGCGGGAGGTCAGCATGGAGATCATGGCGGCCATGTCGCTGATCATCTGCTTGCCGGACGCCTCGGTGGTGCTCCAGTTAGCGGACGGGGTATAGATTGCCGGGTTGCTGCTGCCGTCGTAGTAGCGCACCTCGCGTTCCTCGAAGGTGTGCAGATCGTCCACATATTCGTCCATAATGCAGCCATTGGTGAAAATCACCTCGGCAGCCATGGCCTCCTTGCGGCGCTTGTTCATGCCGCGCAGTTCGTCGAGGTCGCCCAGCATAATGACGCCCTGCCTCTGCTGAGGCGTCAGGGTGGTGTAAAGCGCCTCCCCGAAGCCGCGCTTTTTCAGCTCGTCAACGGTGAG